ACATCCCCGTGGGCGTGAGCACCACCCCGCGAAAGGAGCCCCTGATGACCCCCGAAGAGAAGGCCGCCGCCGACGCGGCCGCCAAGAAGATGGCCGACGACGCCGCGTGCGCCGCCCGCTACAACGCGATGGCGCCGAAGCTCAAGACGATGGCGTCGAGCCTCGGCATGGACCCCGAGGCGAATGAGGACGCGCTCCTCGAACGCCTCGCGCAGATCGTCGCCGACCTGATCGCCGCGCAGCAGACCGAAGCCGAGACGATGGCCGATGCGGTTGTCGCGTCGGGCCGTGTCTCGAAGGAAGGCCGCGCCGACCTCGTCGCGCTCTGCCTCTCGGATCGCAAGCGCTTCGATCGGATGTTCCCCGCGTCGCCCGCACAAGCCCCCGCCGCGCCGAGCGCCAACGCGCATGCGCTGCTCACCGGGCGCATCGCGCCGACGGGCGGTCACCCCGTCACCGTGCCCGCTGAAGACGACGCGGACCCGATGGCCGACGCGCGCGCCGCCGACGCGCTCGCGACGAAGATCATGGCCGACCGCAAGGTCCCCTACGCCGAGGCCGTGCAGCTCGCGTCGCGCGAGATTCACAACGCGCGCATCGACCGCGCCATCTCCCAGCTCCCCAACGCGCGCGCTGCGCGCTGATCCCACCCCACACATCACAGGACAAACACCATGGGAACCGCACTCCGCAACCCGGGGCAGGTGATCGCGCTCGCGTGCGACTCTGCCAACGTCGCCGAAGGCGCCGCGCTCTTCGTCGGCGCTTCGAACGACACCGTCAAGCTGCCCTCGGCCGCCAACACCCGCGAGAAGTTCGTTGGCCTCGCCTACGCGGCGGGCTCGACGAGCGCCAACAAGGGCATCTCCATCGTCACCAACGGCGTGTTCGCCGCCACCGCCTCGGGTGCCATCACCCGCGGTGACAAGCTCGTCGTGGCCGCTGCGGCTGGCACCGTCGCGAGCGAGTCGCTCACCACCCCCGCCGACGCCACGCGCATCGGCATCGCGATGGAGTCCGTCGCCGACGGCGAGCGCGTTGCCGTGCTGATCGGCGCGCAGCCCGCGGGCCGCGGCACCGTGATCGCGTTCATCGCCAACGGCGCGATCCTCGCCAACAGCATCGTCGTCGCCAGCACTGCCACCAAGGTGATCGCACCGGCCGGAGCCGATCGCACCAAGGGCGTCGTCGGCGTCGCGCTCAACCTCTGCGCGGACGGCGACACCTGTTACGTCTGTGTGAGCGGCTACGCCTACGTCGTGGACAGCGGCTCAGGCGTGAGCGTGGGCGACCACATCGCCATCGCGGGCGCCACCGGCCTCGGCAAGACCGCCGCGCCGAGCACGGGCGTCAACGACATGGTCGTCGGCTGCGCACTCGCCACCACCGCCGCCTCGGGGAACATCCCCGTGGTCGTCAACCCCTACGTGCTCCAGGGCTGATCGCCCTTCACCCCACTGAGGAACCCCACACCATGAACGCACCCCTCCTGATGGGCGAAGGCACCGATCCGGCCGCCGCCGCCCGCATCTCCGCGCTCGCCAACGACCCGATCATCCGGGCCATGCTGGCGAGCAACTTCAACCCCCGCGCCGAGGACCCGCGCATCACGCGTCTGCTCTCCGAGGTGCAGGGACTGCCGCCTGGCAGCCCGCAGCGCAAGCACCTGATGGGCCTCGCCCCCGGCGACGTGCACATCCCCACCGGCATGCCAAACATGTTCGCGCTGTACGGCAACCGCGACCTGATCGCGGATGACGTGCTGCCCGTCGTGAGCGTCAACCGGCTCAGCGACAAGATCTGGGGCATGAACGCCGCCACGCTCCAGACGATCGCCAACGCGCAGATCGCTGGCGGCCGCGCTCGCCCCAACGAGGTGCCGTACAGCGTCAACTCGTCGCTGTCGTACGCCTGCAACAACTACGGCCTGATCGACTTCGTCGACGCGCAGACGATCGCCAACGCGGACTCGCCTCTGGAGCCCCGCGTCATCTCGGCCACCGTGGTCAAGAGCTTCCTCGACCTCGCCCGCGAGTACCGCGTGGCGGGCGTCGTGTTCAACTCCGGCAACTACGGCTCGAACACCCAGGCCCTCACCGGCGCCGCGCGCTGGGACCAGGCGTCGAGCGACCCCATCGCCGAGATCCTCACGCAGAAGGAGTCGGTGTTCTCGACCCCGAACACGCTCGTGCTCGGCGGCCAGGTCTGGCCGAAGCTGCGCACCAACCCGAGCGTGCTGAAGTACATCCTCGGCCGCGCGGGAGCCGCCGACATCGGCGCGGTTCCGCTGACCGTGCAGCTGGAGCTGGTGGCCGCGCTGCTGGAGCTCGACCGCGTCGTGGTCGGTCGCGCGAAGTACGTCACCAGCCAGGAAGCCGGCAGCGCCAGCTCGTACATCTGGGGCAAGTCCGCGGCGTTGATCCGCGTCGAGCAGAACCCCAACCCGAAGATGACGCAGACCTTTGGGTACACGTTCCGCTTCGGCTCGAAGCAGTACCGCAACGAGGTCATCCCCGACCGCATGCCCGGCACCCAGGGCGGCGAGTACCTGAAGCTGACGCACTCCGACGACGAGGTCGTGGTCGGCGGCGCCACCACCGGCTACTTCTGGGACACGGTGGTCTCGTGAGCGACGATCGCCGCATCGGGGAGCTCTCGCGCGAGAACGCAGAGCTCAAGCGCGCGGTCGCATCGCGCGACGGCGAGATCGAGAAGCTCCGCGCCGAGGTCACCGCGCTCCGCGCGTCGGCCGGCGCGCCGAAGCTCTCGGGTGAGAACGCGCTCGTGCTCAAGATGCCCCTCAACCACAACGGCACGCTCTACCCGATCGGCGCCGAGGTGCCCTTCAACCCCGCCGACCCGCCGAAGGGCTGCGACGGTCTGCGCGAGGGCGTTCACTTCGAACGCGCCCGCGTGATCCGCAGCGCCGCGTCCGCCACCGCCTGACCCCACCCACATGGCAGAGCTCATCGCAATCATCACGACGGCCGACGTGCAGGCCACCCTCAGCGATCAGGCGTACAAGCGCCTGTACGCCAAGAGCGGCGGCGCGACGGTCGACAACGCGTTCCTCGCGGCACGTGTCGCCGAGGCGAACAGCATCGCGCGGATGATCCTTCGGGCCGCGTACCCGGATGGGCTCTACCTCGACACCGACACCCCCGACCCGGGCGTCGTCGGCGCGATCGTCGATATCTGCAACGGACGGGCGGCCGCGCGCCACCCGAACGCCAACGAGATGGGCGGTTACTTCGTGAGCGAGAAGCTCGCGCGGGAACTGCTCAAGTCGATGAACCGCGACAGCGACGCTCGGGCACCGGGATCGAGCGCGGGGCGCCCTCGGCCACGCTCTGCGATCACCGGTACCACCGCCGCCGATGGCACGCCGACCAACCCCTACGTGCGCGCCGCCGACCAGCAAGGCGGGAGCGGCTTCTGATGCGCGCGGAGCTGCTCGGCATCGACAGGGCCCTCGATGGTCTGCTGGAGGGGCTCGACGTGGAGCTCCCCGAGGCCGTCACCGCGTGCGCGAAGCTCACGGCCGACGAGGCCGCGCGCCAGCACGCGTACACGAACCGCTCTGGCGACCTGGAGAAGCGCACCGTCCCCGGCGTGACCTCAGGCACCTTCAGCCAGGGCACGCTCCACGGCGAAGCCCTCGGCGACACGCCCTACGGCAAGTTCGTCGACGAGGGCACCACGCGCAGTCGCGCCTACCCCTTCCTCGCGCCCGCCGCCGCGCGCACTGAGGGCGACGCCGCCCGCGAGATCGAGCGGGGCGCAGAGCAGGCCGCGCGCCGGGCAGGGTGGGGCACGTGAGCGCCACCCTCGCCACCATCGACGCCGCGCTCTACGCCGCCTTGACCCCGTTGCTCGCCACATCCGAGCCGACCGACGCGCTCCCCTTCGCTTGCGTCGCGCGCTTCGTGGGCGACATGAGCCGCGACGCGCTCCAGCAGTTCGGGGCGCAGTCGCCCGCGTGTCTCCTGCGCTTCGACGGTGAGAGCGACACGCGCGACATCGACGTGGTCTCCGGCGGCAGCGAAGAGAAGGGCGCTGCGCAGTGGACCGTGTTCGTCGTGGTTGAAGATCCGCGCTCCCCCGACGACACCGTTCAGGGCGCCACCGGCGTCCCCGGCGCGCTCACCCTCGCAGGCAAGGCGCTCAGCGCATGCAACGCCCTCGCGGTCACCGGCCTCTGGCGCGGTCGCCGTGTGCGCTACGTGGATGCCCGCCCGGCGCTTGTGGCCCCCGGCGCATCGTACGTGCTGGCGCTGCGCTTCGAAGCCATCCGCGTGGTCGAACAGGCCACCACGACGCAGCCCAGCGTCCCGCTCACGAACGCGCGCGGCAACGTCAACCTGATCGGCACGGCCGACCCAGCGCCCAACCCCCTCGACACCTTCAACGCCTCGACCACCTGACCCTCACCACCCGAGGACATTCACCATGCAACTCCGCATTCGCGCGGTGGGGGATCTTCTCCTGCCGCTCGCCAACGCCAGCGGCGCGACCCTCAAGGGCCGCTACGCAGGCCGCGACAAGACCGGCGCGCCTCTCCCCGACGGGGAGATCGTTGAACAGAACTCCTACTACATCCGCGCCGCTGACCGCGGCGACGTGATCGCCGAAGAGGTGTCCTCGTGAGCGGCTCCATCACCGTCGCGGGGCTCTCATCCTCGCGTAAGACCCCCGGCGTCTTCCTGGCTGTGCTGCTCGGCGGATCGCCCGCGAGCGCTGGCGCCGTCGCCAAGAAGATGCTGCTGATCGGCAACAAGATCACCACCGCGATCACCGGCGCGTCGCCCGCGCTCTCCGTCGCCGCGGGCACGCAGGCCAACGCGTCCCCGGTGTTCCTCGCGAGCGCCGACCAGGCCGCGACGCACTTCGGCCGCGGGAGCGAGCTGCACCGCATGGCGAAGGCCGCCTTCGCGCAGTACCCCGACGCGCTCATCTACGGCTGTGCCTCGGTGGAGAGCGGGGGCGCTGCCGCCATCGCGACCCTCACCCTCGCGACGACGGCCACCGCGGCGTTTACGCTCCACCTGACCGTGTGCGGCACCCCGATCGACGTGCCCGTCGCATCGGGCGACACCCCAACGGTCATCGCCACGGCGGTCGCCAACGCGATCAACAACCTCCCCGACCTGCCCGTCACCGCGCAGAACTCGGTCGGCGTGGTCACCACCACGGCCAAGCACCCCGGCACCCGCGGCAACGAGCTGCGTGTGCGGGCGCAGTTCATCGACTCCGCGGGCAACCCGACGGAGATCACCACGTCGAGCACCACGTCGCCCGGCGCCACGACCGGCATCTGGTCGGACGTGAGCACGGTGGGCAGCGCCTACAAAATGTCGGGCGGCACCACCGACGCGACGATCACCGCCGCCCTGGCCGCCATCGCTTCGACGCGCTACGACCGCCTCGCGCTCGCCTTCCGCGACACCACCGCCCTCGACGCGGTCGCCGCGCAGGTGGACAGCATGGCGGGCGTGACGACGCAGCTGCGTCAGCAGTTCGTCTACGGCACCGCGGGCACCGCCGCCGCCCCCACGACGCTCGCCACCGGGCGCAACGACGCGCGGGGCCAGTGCGTCTGGCACTACAACAGCCCCACCCCCGCCGAGGAGTTCGCTGCGCAGGTCGCCGCCGCGCGCCTGATCGGCGACGCCGTCGTCGGCGGCATCCACGTGGGCGAAGCCTCGCGCCCGAGCGCCAACCTCGACGGCACCGAGCTCGCCACCTGCGCGACCTCGCCCTTTGCGGCCGACGCGCCCACCGGCACCGAGATCGAGGCCGCGCTCAACAACGGCATCACGCCCCTCGCGCCGTCCACCGCCCGCCCGGGCTTCTGCTCGCTCGTGCGCAGCATCACCTCGCGGTCGCTCGACGGCGGGACGCAGAACTACAGCGTGATCGACACGTCGAGCGTGACCGTGTGCGACTACGTCGCGGACGACCTGCAGGCCGACATCAGCACCGTGTTCGCAAGCAAGAACCTCGCGAGCGACAGCGACGACGGCTCCCCGCCCACCGCCGCCAACGTGGTCACTCCGTCGATGGTCAAGGCGCGGTTCGCGTACAAGCTGGGGCTCTACGAAGAGTCCGGCATCACGCGCGACGCCGCCGCGAACATGCCGCTCCTCGCGGTCGAAGAGGACGCCGGCACGCCCGGGCGCCTCAACTGCGAGATCCCCTGTGAGCCCGCGACGCCACTCCACATCGTGGGTGGCAACGTGAGGCAGATCGCCTGAAGAGGAGATGAACGAACATGGCTGCATATTCCGTCCCCGGCATCGTCCTCTACCAGGGCACGCCCGTCCTTCAGGCCTCCTCGGTCAACTACCAGGTCATCACAGACAACAAGGACGTGAACACCCTGGTGCTCGGCCGCGCCGGTCACAGCAAGGGCGCAAAGAAGGTCCAAATCCAGGTCGACAACGCGGTCCCGCAGGCCGGGTACGAGATCGACTGGCCCGGCATCGCCGCGGCGCAGGCTGAGATCGCGCTCACCTTCAAGATCGCGAACAAGACCTACAACTGCGTGGGTGACGTGAGGGATGTGGACATCAAGTCCAGCGTCGACAGCCCCAACAGCCTCTCGTTCACGTTCCACGGCCGCCTCGTCTCGCAACTGTGACCATGGCTGATCCGCTCGACAGGTTCGTCAAGGACACCCGCTCGCCCCTCGCAAAGCTCCTCGGCGACGCTCCCGTCGCGCACCGCAAGGTCGAGGGGTTCGAGGGTGCGGGCGGCCGCTTCAAGGGCGTCTCGCTCTCGCTCGTGGCCCTCTCGGGCGACGTGCAGGAGCGGGCTACCAGCGACGCCGCGAAGCACCTCGTGTCCGTGGGCTTCAACCGCGAGGACCTCTACACCGAGATCGGCGAGGGGCTCTTCGGGTACGAGATCAAGGTGCAGCTCCTGTCGCGCGCGCTGCGCGACGGGAACGACCCGACGCGGACGTTCGCCGAGAGCGCGGACGAGCTGCGCAAGACG